TTTGTACGGTGTGCAGTCCGATGAACTTTCGTATGTCTTCGAATTGGATTCCTCACGAAGCGTTAATGTTTCTCGCATTTCGTCGGCTGCAATCCATGTGCCTGAACCTGTAATTTTATCCATGAAACACAACGTTTGAATATAGTTAGGTTCTTTGATATAACCTACTATTCGATCATTTGTTTCAGGGTCAATACCAACGTAAACATGAACTTTAACAATCCCGTATTTCTTCGCTAATTCCGCGGCTTTCGCTTCGTATTCGGCGGTTTCTTTGTCTGTTAATTGTGTAATTTCCATATTATCGGGTAATTTGAGCAATAATTAAAGGAATTTTAACAGTCAACTTTGTATCGCCTTCTTTTGCATTAAATGGATCTTCAAGGAATTCGCACGCCCTGAGGATGTCTTTTGTTGCGTCTGCTACTGAATTGCCATAAACAACCGGAATATCAAACCATCCGATAGCCAATGGATCTCTATTTGGAGCGGCTGCAATTACTTTTTTCCATTCGTCCAAATAAATCTCAATTGAGCCGTCGTACTCTTTCCGACCATATCCGCGGCTTACTGGTTCCGGGCCGGCGCCGTAATTGTTGGTTTTCGACTGTTTTCTGTTGAATTCAATCGAAGTGATACCGGATACCGGAACGCCGAACAAAACGAAGTTGATCGAACTCCAGCTATATGCTACACCATTTATTAAAGGGGTTGCCATAATTTTTTATTTAAAAGATATTGGAATTGAAATGTTGCGAGCTATTCCGTTTTCGTTCAGTAAAATATTGACTACTAACGTACTCGTTAAAGAAACGTTTTGTGTTGGATCAATATAAACATCGCCTTCTGAAACTTCGCCCAAATCCTGATCGCGTGCCATTTGATAAAGCGGTTGAATCGCCTGAGCTTCAAGAAAAGCTATCGTAGTATCTGCAAGTGTGCCGTCTGCATTCTTCAATAGCTTACTTTTTAGATAAGGAATTAAAGCAGAATAGACACCGCGAATAGCTTTGTCGATTACCCTGTTATCATTGATATAAGCGTAATCAGAAGCGATTGTAATGGCAGTGTGATTGTCGTTAAAGAACGTTCCAGCATATCCTACATACTGTTGTCCGAAGATATGACGTTTGTCGTTAATCGCGTCAAGTGCTGAATCAGACAGAGCGGGATCAGATAAGAGTTGACCGTTTGCAAAGCCTGGAATGTCATTTTCTGTGCCATTCGAAAGATTGAATTTTGCAGGCTCCCCGAAGTCTTCACTTACAGCACTTAGCGATAACATGCCTAATGCGATGCCCAATTGAGTAATCGATTTACCAGTAATCAAAAATAGGTAATTACCTAACGCTGCACCATCCTGACCAATAATTGAACTTGCTTTATTTGCTGTCAATGTGGTTAAGTCTGCAACCGTTGTAATATCGGTTACCGCTTTCATATCGGCTGCATAAAGTGCGCTTAATGGTTTATGCCTTGCATCATTCATTGTTTTTATAACCCCGTCAATAGCGGTTAAATCACCTGGGGCATAGGCCGATGAATCTTTGAAAATACCTACCTGTCGAATCGTTCCGGCTGCAAATGTTTGCATTGCTGTAATTTCGGCGAAAGTATAAGGCGAAGGAACAGGAAAGAATCCAACGTAAAGCGAACTATTCGGGTTACCTCTGAAATACTCTGCGATATGGTAATGCCATACGGCTTGTTTTGAAGCAGCTCCACCAGTGAATTGAGTAATAGTTCCGGCCATTGTAGCACCCGCGCTTAATGTTGCTGAAAGTGGTGTCCCCGAGTTAAGGAATATCCCAAGTCCGGCGCGTGAAGTAATCGCAACTGACCCGGCGGTATTAAGAGCAGTATATCCGTGTACTTTAGTCCCTGCGTTAATTGCAGCGGTTAATCCGTCACCAACTAATGAAACAGTTGAATCAGTTGACAATTTAGCGTATGATCCTAAAGTAATAATAACGCCCCTCGGTTCTGTTACTTGCAGTGTGATTACATCGCCTGTCGTTCCGGCTGTTGTTATAAGATAAATTCCTGCTGCTTTTGTGCCATCTGAATAATCGGATTTAATACCGGCGTTTTCAGCGTCTACAATAGAAAACATTTGCTTAATGTTCGCCGTAGTTGTAAATCCTGAAGGCAAAGAGGCAGTGTAAAGAATAAGGCCGGATATATAATCCTGTCCGGCGCCTACTCTTTTACTTTGTCCTTGACCTTTGATGAATGTTATATCTGGCCTCATTTATGATTTTTTTGGACGTCCCGAAGAACGCGGTTTTATTTCTTTGTCTTCCTGATATTCGCTAACTGAAAGGTCGTCATTCCGGATAATATGTTCGCCTCCGTTGGCGGGGTGTAAATGAAACTCTCCATCACTTGTTACCCATATTTCGGTAACGTGCGGAAGGGCTTCAAATACTTGCTTATACCTCTCTAACATAGCTTATGCAGTTACCGTTCTGTCGGTTTCGCACCAGGCAGCGCCATTGAACATGAATTGCATATTGGCTGTTTTGCCTGCCAAAACTGTAAGCGTTCCGGTTGACAATACACCAGTAGTGAAAGTAACAATACGATCAGCAGCGGCAGTAAACATCATTATAACCACATCGCCTACAAAGGGTGCGGTAGAAGATGTACCTACGCCAATAGTCACGGTCAATGCACCGGTTAATGCTGCGAAATTTACCAGGGTTTTGCTTTTGGATGGATTCAGTGCAATGGTAGCGGCATATGCTGGAGTTAGATACTCGTTGGTTCTAATCCTATCTGTATTGTCAGCAGATGGAGTATTCGGAAATCTTGAAATTGTACTCATTTTGAATATTGTTTTAAGGGGGTGGAATTAACCGCCCCCTGTATTTTAATTATGCGTTAAAAGAACCGGATGTCAATGTGGTGAACATGAAAATCTGATCTGAGAATCCGTATTGTACTGCAAACTTCATCAATCCTTTCAAGAAGAAAAGTTCTGAATTGGCCTGTAATCTTTGGAGTTGTAAGTTGTTATCTTCAGTGCTGTTCATTCCAACATAAAGGTTAGAACTCACATCGTCAAGACCTTCACAAAACAGAATCGTATCGTCTGCCATCCCTGCAAGAGCTACAATTTCATAACCTTTAAACTTATTGATTCCTCGTTCGGTTGTGTTTACACCCTTATAAGTTAAAGTCGTAGTAAGATATGTTTCATAAATCTGTTCGGTGTTAATCGAAACAAAGAACTTCATTCTTTCATACCTTTTAGCCCTACTTAAAAGTGCTTTTTTGTTTGTTGCAGCAAGTGCGATAAGTGCATTAAAAGCATCAACGATATTATACAATGATCCGGCAGTTGCGGCGGTAGTCAATGGATAAGGCGAAGAAACTTTAAGAACGGCTGAATCATTTACCATTAATTTCAGGAATCCGTCAAAAAAGCAAATCTGACCATTACCAGCAGAACCAGGTGCGGCGGTGTAGGTTGTTGAACCTTGCCATAAACCAAGTTCGATCTGTTCAAACGTTCTTTCGAGAGCGATTTGAATCATATAGTTTTCGGCAGTTACCGGAAGTTCGCGGGCTAACAAAGTTGGTGAAAGCTGTTCGGCCAACCAATGAGCTTCATAATCGCGTGGGTTAAATTCGGTATAAACCATAACGTCAGCAGGCGTCAATGTTCTGCCTGAAACTGTGAATGTGCCTGATCCTGTTGGTGTGGCTGCGCGTGGTTGTAATGGGTTTGAAAAGTCAATTCTGCCGATGGTATGAGCTTTCTTAATACCGTCCTGAACATAGACACCTCCTTTTTGAAGAGTATCCATTCCAAAGGTTGCCGGTAACCAGAAATATGATGCGAACGTACCGGCGTATGCTGTATCTGTAATGTTTAATGCCATTTTGTTTTATTATTAGAATTTAAGATTAAATTTTGCCTTCGCGTTTCAGTCTGTTTTTTACAGCCAATCCGATAGATGACGTTGGTATTTCACCGGCGCCTAATTTTTGAGCCTCGGCATCGACCGCCTTTGTTGCTACCTTATTCAATGGAAGGTCTTCAATCATTAATTTTGTTCCTTCAAAGTCAACCTTTGCCATGTTGGTCCATTTAAGAATAACAGTAGCTTCGTTTTTGATACGGCCAAGTTTTGCAAAGTTGGTTACCATGTTTTTAGCTTCCTCTTCTTTCATTGCATTTTCGGCTTTCAGCTTATCTTCGGTCATTGCATCGAGCGAAGCCTTGCAAGCATCATACGCCTCATCTTTGGCTTTCTTTTCCTCTTCCAGCTTTTTGAATTTGTTTTTCAGTTTTTCAAATTCCTCGTCTGCTGTTTTAGCTTTGTTTTGAGCCTCCTGAATAGCGGCATCCTTAGCCTGTTCTGCTAAAGTTACTTTATTCATAATGCTGTCAATGGCTTGAACGATACTTTCTTCTGGAGTGCCATCATTAAGCCCCAGCTTCATACATACTTTAATCATTGTATTACTAATTTTTGGGTTATTATTTAAAATCGAATTTAAAACTAAATTACATTCTTTGTGAAAAGTCATTGTATCGGTAATCTTTCTCAGGTACTTCGTATTCTCATCAACGCTTGCATCTACTTTGTCGCAAAGATTCATATTG